ACCCGGCGGGATGTCTCTTGATTACCGCCTTTCACGCTGCCGATTTTAGATTTAGCCGCAGTGATCCTATCGCCGTTCGTGAGTTCGTTATAGCGCATCGCATCGCGTAACACGACGAGTGCCCTATGATCGTAGATCGTATTGAGTTCTTCGTCGCTGAACCCGACCCCTCTACCGAACTCTAACAGCTTGCGCTGTTCGTTGGCTTGTACATCACCATCAGCCCACTCAGGAATTTTCTCCAACACCAGACCCTGCTGGACAGCCAGATGCTCTTGCAGTTTCTTGTCGTTTTCACCGGCAAGAAGTTGTTGCATACGCATCTGTTCGGCCTGCACCGCCTGTATCTCACTAGCGCGCTGTCGCTCGAGTTCCTTGAGCTTCAGCCACTGGACGGGTTCATCGCGTTCTAGCGCGTTCCAATCCAGGTTCGCCGGTTTGTTAGCGGCTTGCATCTGTTGATGGAGTTGTTGCAATACCTCCTGGTATTGCTGGTACGTCTGGCGCAGAGCGGCCTCTTGGGCGGGCACATTCTGGAGTTGTTCATCCAATGTTTTCCGCGCCTCGGCCAACTCCTGCTGCCGTTGTGTGTACGTCGCTTTGCGCTGGTATCCGCTGATGAGTTCGTCGAGCGGAACCTCTGATGTCTCGCCATCAATTGTGACGGCATACAGAGGTGCATCGCTTTCAAATAATTCATCCGGTTCGACAGCGTCCGGCTCGTCCACCACCGAGTCATCGGCTAACTCGGCCTCCTGGTGTGCTACATCCGAGGAATCGGTCGAGGGTGGCTCTTCTGACGAAGAATCCTCTTCCGGTAGCTCCTCGGGTCCGGTAAGCATCTGGGTGAACGTATCTTCAATTTCACCCATAGAGCGTGGGCCGTCCTGCTTGCGTTCGGCCTCGCTCATAGTTCCCGTCCTTTTTTGATCTTATTGCGTGACTGATCTACCGTCCAGTCTGCGACCAATATTCGCAACTCACGCAGTATCTCGTCAAGTGCGCGACTCTTGTGGTAGGCACCCTCGCGTTCGTCGGCCTGATCGGATTGGGTCAGGTTCCACTGCACAAGGATATTGGTCCTAATAGTATCGATAGCCTCATGGAACACCGGATCGTCCAATATCTCTTGGGCGCGGCGTCCTTTCTGTTCGCTGTTCAAGTCCATCACAGCCCTTCCCTCAAGCTCGCCTTGATCAACTCGAGATCGACATCATCCTGGAATTTCTGTTCCGCCTGGAACTCGCGTATCGAAAGATCACCGGCGATCCGCGCGCTTTCGCGTTCGTCAAGCTGCTGCTGTTTCATGGCTGCAAGCTGGATTTTCTGTTCGTCGATAGCGGTACGTGCCTGGATATCTGCCATCTGCGCCTGCGCTAGCAACTCTTCCGGTGACGGTTTCGGCGGTTCAGGCGGTGGCGGCTCATAATCGAGCGGCACCTGTTTGAAGAACTGGTTTGAATCGGGATAGCCGCTGATTTCCAGCATCTTAGCGAGCGTGTTCCTGATCTGGCCGAGCCCGACCAGCGGGTTGTTCGGCCCCATCTTCTCCATCGCTTCCGTCTGGCGCGTCACGACATTATTCAGCACAGCGAGTCGTTCGTCCATCATACCGACACCTAACCCGACGTTCACACTGCAATCCATAGTAGAATCCCAGACGCGCGGATCGATGGGCACCCATTCATCGCGCAATCTCACGATGCGTTCACGGTCTTGATGCGTGATAACGAGTCTGAGTACGCCCTTAAACATGCGTTTGAAACTGTCAGCGAACAGTCGCGCCATCATCTCCAGATGCTGTTCAGCGCCACGAATTGTGGCGGTCACGGCTGCTCTGGTAGTCGATTGCAGGACATCGGGATCTAGGCCCTGGCTGGCGGCTGTCTGGCCGGTTCGCGCTTCCTTCATAGTGTCCAGATACTGGATCATCGGGAACGCGTCTTTGCCGAGGAACGGCACATCCAACTGCTGCACCATACCCGGCTGGCGCATTCTGATGATGCTACCGACCTCGGGATTCATCACATCGTCGATATTGACCATGCCCTCGACCACGCCAGTACGCGGATAGAGCGCGAACGACAGTGAATCGAGCATCCCACGCAGCACGGCACTTTTGATTTTCTGGATGTCTTTCGTCAGATCCGCGATATCGCTGCCAAAAAATACATGCGGTTCCGGGTCGCAAGCGAACATAGCGAACGGGATAGAATCAGCCGGCTCGTTGTTCACCACCTCGTAATTATTACCGACAGTGCAGACGCGCCTGAGTTCGGCTATGCCGTCACCGTCATAATCGATGTAGCACCACGCTTCGGTATACAGAACGCGCTTACGTTCATAGCTCGATACCGGACCGGGCACCTCGCTGTCAGCGTAGCGCGCCCAATATTCATCGCTATCAACGAACGCGAACTCGTCCGACAGATGATCGTCGAGCATCTCGCGGTCGTAGCCTAGCGCGACCAGATCCGAGACAGTCGCCATCGTGCGATGTCCGACGACCATAGCATCGTCGAGCGAGGTAGCCGCAGCGTCCACGAAAAACTCTTCGGGCGGCATAGTCTCGATTTTGACTTGATTGCGTTTGCGACGGCGCTTGATCTCGACATCATAAATCTGCGGTAGCGGCTGACCCATCGCTTCCATCTGCTGCACCTGCTCCGGTGGTATACCGGGCGCTGGTCGGCCTTCAACGCTCACCGCTTCGACACCTTCTTCTTGCAAGATCAGGCCGAGCGCGCCTTCGTCGAGTCCTTCAAATGTATGGGTATGCACTTCGATGGAATCGTCCCACCACCATTTGACGAACCCGCCTTTATTCATCAGCGCGTCTTTGAACACGCTATAGAATATGGCTATCGCGTCGTTGTCCTGCTGGATGATGTAGTTCAGATAGTCGGTCGCCTGTTCGGCCATCGCGAGATCGTCCGCGTTGCGTGGCACGAACTCGACGACCTTCTCGGAACCGAAAAACACGCGCATCATAGACGGCAAGATGGCCTGCACCGAATCTCGTACATCGCGGCTGATCACCTGGGACCGGCCATCGACCTCGTTACCGAACGGGTCGCCCCGATAGTATTTCGTCGATTCGGCCCTGATAGGGCTGATATCGTCGTCGATATACTGGATCGCGTCCGAGATATAGGAACCAACTACCGCTTGCAGTTCCTCCTCGCTCATCCCCACGCCAGCTTCGGTTTCGGCTTCGTCTATGTATGCCACAGTCTCAGCTTCGCAGAAGAATTACACGCCAAAAAATAGTTTAGGGCACCGTCCGGGCTGTAGGCACAGCGCGAACCACAGTGTGTGGTCGTTTAAGAGAGCCCGTAAGGCACCACCTCACCGGGCTCACCCCCTAAACCACCCCCACCAAATTCCGTTTAATCTTACTCATGTACCCACTCCCTCGTCCACCCATCGCTGTCCCGGCATCGGACGCAAACGTCAAAACGAACGCATCCGCAGAGTCGGGTGACGCTACACCTCTACGTTTCAGATCGGCTTTTGCTTCTATCTTCACCCTGCCGGTAGATGTATAGGCGTAACGCACGGTAGTCAATTCTGTTTTCAGCAACTCATCTTTCGGTAGCCGCACATCTCGGCCTTCCAGCCAGCTTTTCGCTTTATACCATAGCTCGGCGCGAAGGTTCAGATAATGGTGACCCATCGCCGGACTTTCGCTGACATTGATCGCGTAAGCTGGCAACTCAAGCTCACGCAGTCTGTCGGCTACACCAGCGCCCAACCCGATAGCGTCCACGAAAATCTCGGTAGGTTTTTCCAGGCTCGCGTCGTATTCGGCTTTGATCGCGCCCGTGAGTTGCATGGTATCGAGATTACGCCACAACCTGATCGGTTCAGTGACCGCGTTCCCTTTTCGCTTACAAAGCGCAGATGCATCGGCACCGAACCGTGCGACATCGACGCCCCAGACCGTAGGCCCGAACTTGGTAGGCTCGACATCGCGACTGATCGCGTCAGCGACCAACTCCTGCGGGATCACGGTATCATCATCGCCCCTCGGGAACTCGCCCAGCACACGCACACGGTAGGTATTGCTTTCCTCGCCGTAACGTAACCGACATTCTTCGATGTATTCCTTCGATACGCGGCCCGTGCTCTCACACGATATGTGAAACGTCTTCCAGCGATCAGCGAGCTTGTGGAACGTATCGTAGAAATAGCCGGTGCTCCTGATCGGGTTACCGGCGAGCACCATCGAAGCGTGATGCGCTGACATCGAACCGCCGGCAGCTTCGTAGACCTGTTCTGGTACGCCACTCGCTTCGTCGCAGATCAGAAGAACGTGATCGGCGTGTACGCCTTGCAACGCATCGGGCTGTTCGGCCCTGCTCGTTTTCGCAGTTATGAAATTGCGTTCGGGGTCAGCGATCAGTTCGATGCGATCCGATTTGATGTTGAACATCTCACGGAAAGCGGGAGGCGACTGTTTCAGCCAGGATTTCGCTTCAGGCAGGAACGCGTCATGTAACTGCGCTGACGTAGGTGCGGTGATCACTACTTTCGCATGGTAATGCGTAGCGATCCACCAGAGCGCGAGCCAACTCAGACAACTCGTTTTGCCGACGCCGTGCCCTGACCTGATGCTGATCCCGCGATTCTCAGCCGCTACCGCAGCCATGACCTCGGCCTGCCAGGGATCGGGCTTCGCGCCCAGCATCTCCTCCACGAACAAAACCGGGTCCGCGCGCATCTCCTCCTGGCCGGGAAGCGGGACGCCGGCGTTCACCGACGCTTCCGGGGACGCATGTGCCTGACGTTCTGTTTCAGCGCCCTGAGATGTTTCTGCGCTAGTTCCTTGCTGCGATGAATCTTGAACGGCACCCAGCCGGAAGATCGCTTGATCTCGACTACGTTGCCCCTAAGCCTGTACGGCATCCGCCTACTTCTTCAGCGAAGGAAACTTCTTCTCGACACACCTCCTGACCCTGGCTTGTTCGGCTTCGGTGCCGAACTGAGCTACTCGAGACAGCGCGTTCCGTGCATGGCTGATGTCAGGGACCGGATACGTTCTGCCGGGTCCACAAAATGCGCTACCAGGCAGCTTCTTCCTCGCCTTCGTCGTCAGTGTCGCCATCAGCGACCGCCGAGACGCAAGCGCCTACGCTCCTGTTCCGTCGTCTGGGCACCCGTCAAGTCCGCTAGCTCACCAGCCAGCCCCACTGCGTTCAACCTTTCCTGTTCGCGGGCAGTGGTCTGTGCGCCCGTCACATCGACATCACCGAACAGTGCCCGACCGGCGGTGGTGGGACTTTTACGCATACCCAACATCCTCTTGAGCTTGGCTTTTCCCTGCCCAGACCTAGCTGAGGAAGGCCGTCGCCCCCGTTTAGCGGCCCGACCCACTGCCCGAATAATCTGGTCCCGGCTGTTTCCATTCGCCATCAGTGACCTCCTCTGTGGGACGGCGACAATCGTCATGTACCGCCCGCCAATATTCCGACGAGTTATCGTACTCGCTACGGATAGTATCGCCCAATTCTATCGACTTGCTGCAGTTGTGGCAGATGCTAAGATATCTCGCTTTCATCTGATCCACCAAATCTACATTGTAGTTAGTAGTTCTGTTTACTTGTATTACTATTGTGCTGCTGCTGTTCATAGTCCCAAGAATTTTCTGGAAAATTTGGCACAACAAAGCCATTTTCCACGCTGTTTCAAGTGTTCATTGCTTTTCGGTGTCCGTTCGGGTAGGGGCTAACCCCATCCGCTTGCGCTGCCACGGCAATAACTTGATGCCTTGCTCGTCTAACCACTCACCCACAGACGCAGCAGTATGCGTCTCCCTTAACTGAACACCCAATAGCTCAGTGATCGTGTCACAAGCACTCTTCATGTCCCTGCGTACCGGATCGCCTACATGGTAAAATCGCATCCGGCCCCGTAACTGCTCCACAATGTCAATGCCGTTGACAGCCATGCCAGCCCTCCCCAGTAAGATGCCCAATAATCCGAGATTTTGACGAAAACGTCAAGGTAATGCGTGTTGGGTTGCTTATGCCCCGGCCCCCCGGCTCCTGCGAGGGGGGGGGTAGCGGGGAGCCCCCGAGCCCCGTTCGAAGACCCCCCCCCAAGCCCGAGCAGAACCCGAGCAGGTTCCGGTTGAGCCCGAGCCGAGCGTCCCGCGCCCGCGCGTTGAGGTGTGGATGGGTCCACCCACCCGCCCTTCTAGCCGACCG